AAAAATATAATGTGCTCGAAGATCAAGCTTCTAAAATTGAAGACTTAGAGAAAAAACTTAACGAACAGATTGAAAAGAATATTGAATTAAATAAGTCAAATGGCGAATTGGTAAAACAAGACATCATTGACGAGGCGGGATCTGAATTAACAGATACTCAAAAAGAAAAATTCAATAAACTTGCTGAAGAAGTTGAGTTTTCAAATTCTGAGGACTTCAAAACTAAAGTGTCAACTATTAAAGAGTCGTACTTTGGTAAAAAAGAAGTAAAACAAGAGAATGAAATTGATAATGTAGCGGTAGGCGAAGAAACAACAAACGTTGATTTGTCAGAAGCGATGGCTGCTTATACCGCCGCTATTACAAAAACAAAAGACATTAAGTTGTCGAAATAATAGAGGAGAGAAGAAGATATGTACTTATCTGAAACTTACGAAAAAAAATGGCAGCCAGTCTTAGAACACGCTGATCTACCAAAGATCAACGATTCATACAGACGTGCCGTTACAAGTGTGATCCTTGAAAACCAAGAGAGAGCACTAAAAGAAGATGCTGCTTTCATTACTGAAACAGCTCCAACAAACTCAACTGGTTCTTCAGTTGCTAATTGGGATCCAATTTTGATCTCATTAGTAAGAAGAGCAATGCCAAACCTTATCGCTTACGATATCGCTGGCGTTCAACCAATGACTGGACCAACTGGTCTTATTTTTGCTATGAGAAGCAGATACACTTCACAAACTGGTGCTGAGGCATTATTTGGTGAAGCTGATACTGATTTCTCTAGTAGAAATGCTGCTGGTGACTCAACATTACCTGGTGTAGGTGGTGAAGGTTCATCTGCTCAATCAGGAACTAACCCAGCTGTATTAAACGACTCACCAGTCGGAACATACACAACTGGTACTGGTATGGCTACAGCTACTGCTGAAGCTCTAGGTGATTCATCTAACAATGCTTTTGCTGAAATGGCGTTCTCAATTGAGAAATCAACTGTTACTGCTAGATCAAGAGCATTAAAAGCTGAATACACTATGGAATTAGCACAAGACCTTAAAGCAATTCACGGCTTAGATGCTGAAACTGAATTGGCTAACATCCTATCTGCTGAAATCTTAGCTGAAATCAATAGAGAAGTTGTAAGAACAATTTACACAGTTGCTGAAAAAGGTGCTTCTGCTAACACAGGAACAGTTAACACAACTACTGAAGGTGTTTTTGACTTAGACACAGACTCTAACGGTAGATGGTCAGTTGAAAGATTTAAAGGTCTTATGTTCCAAGTTGAGAGAGAAGCTAACGCTATTTCTCAAAGAACACGTAGAGGAAAAGGTAACATCATAATTTGTTCATCAGACGTTGCGTCTGCTTTACAAATGGCTGGTGTACTTGACTATACTCCTGCGTTGAACAACAACTTGAACGTAGATGACACTGGAAATACTTTCGCTGGTGTATTAAACGGAAGATACAAAGTGTATATTGATCCATACAGTGCTAATAACACTGCTTCTCAATACTTTGTAGTAGGTTACAAAGGTACTTCACCTTATGACGCAGGTATATTCTACTGCCCATACGTGCCACTACAAATGGTGAGAGCTGTTGGACAAGACACATTCCAACCAAAAATTGGCTTCAAAACTAGATATGGTTTAGTAGCTAACCCGTTTGCTGAAACAGGTGCCGCTTCAGGTGCTGTTACTGCTGTCAATGACGCTGGTAACAAAAACGCAAACAGATATTACAGACGAGTTAAAGTAGCTAACTTAATGTAATATTGTTGGAAGACCAACTATATTTAAAAGGGCGACCCTCAAAAGTCGCCCTTTTTTTTAGCGTATAAATACTTCTATGACAACAACTAACTCATTATCTAGGCAGCCTACATCACAAGATTACGCTAGTCCTACACAGTTTAAGTTTAGTATTATTAAACTACCTAAAGTAGAATACTTTTGTACAGCAGTTAATATACCTGGTGTATCATTAGGTTCTCCTAATCAACCCACACCTTTAAAAGCAATACCTCAACCAGGTGATACATTGTCTTATGAAAATCTATCAATGACTTTTATGGTTGATGAAAATTTAGAGAACTACCAAGAGATACACGGTTGGTTAAGAGGTTTAGGTTTCCCTGGAGACAATAGAGAATTTAGAAATTTAATAACATCTGGTTCAGATAGATTTCCTGTTTCTAATCAAAGTATTAGTACAGAACCAGGTAAAACAAAATATGGAACTACAGATCAAGGACCTGTATTTTCAGATGCTACACTATCAATACTAACGAGTAAAAACAATCCTGTTACAGAAATAAGATTTAGAGATGTATTTCCTGTTTCTTTAACTGGATTACAATACAGTCAACAAGCAGTTGACGTTGATTATTTAACTGCTACTGTTGAATTTAGATATACAATTTACGACTTTGCTACAACTGGTTCATCAACAACTAGTGTAACAACATCTTAAAAACCTTTACATAATAAAGGTTTTGTGATATAATGGAGATATTATGAACTTAGAAGAATTACAAGAATTGGTTGACAAAGACTTAAAAATCAATGATACAGAATTAGATTTAGAAGCGCTTAAAACACCTCAACTACACAACAAATATATGAAATACTTAACTAAGTTTAAGTTAATGTTAAGTAGAGCAGAATCAGAATACAATAATTTAAAAAGAGAGAAGTGGGAATACTACACAGGCAAATCACCTGCTGAAGTATATGCTTTAAAACCTTTTGATTTAAAAATTCTTAAAACAGATATAGACAAATACTTAGATAGTGATGAAGAATTACAAAGACAAAAACAAAAAGTAGATTACTTACAGACCACTGTTGACTTTTTAGATAGAACTATTAGACAAATAAGTAATAGAGGATTTTTAATTAAAGACGCTATTGATTGGAGAAAGTTTACAAGTGGAGCTATTTAATGTTTTTAAACTCGGTACATTATATTAAAGAAAAAGCGTTTAGTCAATCATTTTGTGAAAACATAATGAAGATTGGCGATCAACAAAAATTAGAATTAGCAAAAGTACAAGACGGCAATCAATCTAATAGAAAGTCATACGTTAGTTGGTTGAGTAATGATAATTTACTTAAATCTATTACACCTGTTGTTAATGAGGCAAATGAAAAGTCTAATTGGAATTTTTTATTAAGAGAGTTTGAACCTTTACAATATACTGTTTATGCTAGACAAAATCATTATGACTGGCATATTGATACTGCTGTTAAACCTTACAGTAATGGTTTAGTAAGAAAACTAAGTTTCACTATTTGTTTAAATGATGATGAAACATTAAACAATAACTACACTGGTGGACAATTTGAGATATGTCTTCCACATCCTGTTCACAGTAAAAACAAATATTTTAAATTTAAAGAGAATTTTAAACAAGGTACTATTATAGTATTTCCTTCTCACATTTGGCACAAAGTACATCCTGTAATTTCTGGTAAAAGAAAAGTATTAGTAGGTTGGGTTGTTGGCAAACAATATGTATAATGACTACTACTAGATATTTAATCATTGATAAGAAAGATGAAGTCTATTTAAAGATAGAGGCAGACGCCGATATTCGTAGAGAATTAGGTGAATACTTTACATTTGAAGTACCAGGTTTTAAGTTTATGCCTCAATATCGTAATAGAGTTTGGGACGGTAAAATAAGATTATTCAGTTATGCCACAGGACAAATATATGCTGGTTTATATCCATATATTATTGACTGGTGTAATAAAAACAATGTTCAAATTGTAGATGGTACTAAAATTAAAGACGTAGAAGTATCAGACGAAAAGATTGACAGATTTATAAAAGCCCTTAAAATACCTAAAATAGAAATAAGAGATTATCAACGAGAAGCATTTGTACACTCCATTAAAAAGAATAGATGTTTATTAGTATCGCCGACGGCTAGTGGTAAATCACTTATAATATATCTTATACTCATATTTAATTTACTTAGATTAAAAGATAGTAAACAAGATAAGATATTAATTATTGTGCCAACTACATCATTAGTAGAACAGTTGTTTAAAGATTTTGCTGATTATGGTTATAATAGTAAAAGAAATGTACACAGGATTTATTCTGGACACGATAAAGATACAAACAAAAGAGTTATTATATCTACTTGGCAATCAATCTATAATCAACCAAAGAAATGGTTTGAACAGTTTGGTATGATACTTGGTGATGAGGCACACTTATTTAAAGCCGTTTCATTAACTAAGATTATGACTAAACTAATTAAATGTAAATATAGAGTTGGTCTTACAGGTACTTTAGATGGTACTAAAACCCATAAACTTGTATTAGAAGGTTTATTTGGTACT